CCGCAATTTCCCCAACGAGAATAAGGATTTGACCTAATTTCGTATGAAAAAATTCAGCCCATGTGTCAATATCATCTGTGAGACCCGCCCATTCTTTGAATTTCTTAACTAAAGCCTCGACCTTTTGATTGATTGCGTTATCTAAGAAATCATATTCCGGGAGTTCAAATCCCAAATCGCTTCCTGTTGCTATACCAGAGCCACTTCCACCCGATGAATCATCATTAGGAGAAATTACATTAAGTTCGTCAATACCGAGCAAAGCATTTTTCAACTTCTTTGCCGCTTTTGTTGCGTCTCCCTCTGAATCTGCCAAATCTCCTACAGCGTCCGAGCCAGCAGAAATGCCGGAATAATCTATTTCGGGAAGCGTAAATCCTACAAACTTTCCAATAAGATTGATAACCATGCGAAGAACTTTTGCAAATGCAATCAGATATGGGAGAACTATATTTAAGACAGGAATGAAAACATTACCTAAAGCTCGTGCGACCTGTACGACCTGTGACTTCAAAATACGAAGTTGGTTAGCCGGAGCATTTAAGGTACGAGCCATATCGCCTTGAGCTGTTGTGACCTGTGTCATAATCGCATAGTATCGAAGCTGTGCTTTTTCAGCTTGTGTCATGCTAGATACAGACCTATCAATTCCCAAGTTATATGCTTCTTGCTGTAATCGAGCAACAGATAGGTCATAACCTAACCTACGGAGAGGTTCAAGCTCACCTGATATACCCGAAGTCAGCTTCTGCATAGACTCTTCAAACGGAATGTTGAAGAATGATGATAAATCATAACCGAGCTGTGTGAGGTTTTTTGACATGATGTAAGCCCTGTCACTTGCCACACCGAAGCCCTCTGTTATTGTCATAAAGACACCTTGATTTCTCATCCACTCGCTAGGGTCGATACCCATAATATCAGCCACTTGATTCGCATAGGCTTTCGCTTGCTCTGTATACTCACCCATAGAAGCTGTGAACAGATTCAAATTCTCAACGTAACTATTTGATTCTGTAATCCATGAAGCAATAACTCTCGCCATGCTCATAACAGCGGCACGAGCCATTCTCAACTTAGCCCACAGATTTATATAGCTTGTAGACGCAGTGTTATTCGCAGTAGCCATCGCATTTGTAGCAGTGACTGTCCTTCTAATATTTGTTGGAAGTCTTGAGAACGCAGAAGATACCGTGTTCAACTGACTTGCCAGCGGAGCGAGAGCAGAAGACAACTGATTTAACTGACTTGCAAACTGCGGAATATTCATAGCATTGAGTGTCTGCGCCAACTGCGGCAACTTACCCAACTGCGTAACGAACGGAGCGAGGTTGCTCTTTCCGAGAGTGGTTAAAGGCTGTAATGAGAGTCCCAATCTACGGATACCTGAGAAGTCAACACCATTCAAAGATGTAGCGGCAGTTCCGATACTTTGTAACTGATTTCCGATAGAGGGAGAAATCTTGATATTCCCTAACCCGGACAGCTTTGACAAACTATTGGATAGAGTGTCTAGTTTCCCGGCAGAAGAACTATCAATACCTTGAAGGGCAGTGTTGACGTTGCGTATCTGATTCGCTACGCTTGTTAATCCAACACCGCCCTTCACTGCATTTTTCAGCTTAGACAAAGAAGCGGAAAGAGCGTCTATACCACCTATAGCCGAAGTAGAACTCGACTGTACTTCCAATTCAAGAGATTCGATTGTAGTTGGCATTATACTCACTCCCTTTCTTCAAATCGTTTATTATTCTGCACCATGTACGCTTCCATAAAGCGTATTCCCTTTTGTGCTTTAGCCTTTTCCTCATTCTCCTTTGCTTCTTGAGCTGACCTTTTGGAAATCGGGTAAGCCTGTTCGACATAAGGTTTGGCTTTTGTTCCTTTTTTAGCAAAAGCGTGTAAAATAGGTGCTACACGAGTAATTGCGTCATAGATGTACATACCCTGTAACCACGCTTGTTGATTTAATTTTTCGTTTCTTAGTTCCTCAGCTTCACGGTAATACTTCACCAACAAGCAATCTCTATCCCAATATTGCTCCTCGGTCATTCCGATGGATAGATAATAAGAAAAGTGTTTGTTGAATATCTCCGTATAAGGAAAAGGGGAAGTGGAAGCAAATTTCTCTCCACTTCCCTTTACTGCGGATTCGTCTTCGGTGGACAGTAAACCACTTAGAAGCTCGCTGTCCAGTCCACGTTTCCCTCGGATTCTCCGGGTTCTTCAACGAGTGCCATAATCGGTTCGTTATACATTTCTGCCAGCTTGCCGATAAGCTCCTGCTTGTTAGTTAGTTTGGCGAAAATCTTATCAATGTTCTCCTTTTTCTCAAATCTGTGGTGTGCAAGGAACGCACCCTCGAAAAGAGCTGGAAGGGTAGACATAGGTTTATTCTCAACCTCTGCGGCAACGAAGCCCTTTTTCTCCATTTCTGTGACTGTTCTGCGAGTGAACTCAAGGACATATTCTTTATCCTCGAAAGTGAATTTCAACTGTTTAGCCATGATACTAAATCCTCCTTATTTTCTTACACTGTTGTATCCATTGTGATAGGTGTAGAAGGTGCAATAGTGATTGTCATACCGACAACTTCATTTACACCGCCTCCTACAGGGAATACTGAAAGCTGACCGTTGAACTTAAACTTTCCGTCAGTGCCAGTAGGTGTGATTGTATCACCACTTTCCGTACCACCGAACCATACAGCGTATTCGTTGTCAACACCGTCCAGTGCCTTCAAAGCGGTGAAATCGGCCTTGGTATAATTTGCCGAGAACTCAAGAGCGTCAAGAGACTGAATACCCGGAATATATGTCTGCATGTTGTCAGACAGTGTTGTTGTTTCCAACATTTCGGGAGCACCTCCCAAATCAGGGAACTCCTTAATGTCAATAAGTTTACCCCATATAGCGTCCGTTTTCTTCATAAGAAAAATTTTATATGTGCTAATAGCCATGATTGTTTACCTCCTATAAATCATATTGTTTTTTGATACGATTGCCTTGTATCTACCGACCATTCGATAGATTGTTGCGTCTTCCTCGTTAGGAATTGAATTAAGCATTGTTCGAGTAAATCCGAGCCTTGCAAGTTCGCTGTCAATAATGGAAGCAATATCCTTACATTCAGCTTTTTTACCCTTTGTCTTATTGGAATATATATTTACCTCATACAAAAGTTCAGCGTGATTCTCCATACTATCAGTCGTTCTCGTGCTACGATAAATTGCGTTGTCTGCTTCAAGTAACGACACACAAGGGAAAGATGGTGGTGATTTTACATACTCACCAGTGATAAAGATACCGGCATATTCCTCACGAACTTTCGTGGATATAATACTGAATACCTCGGTTTCGACATCAATCACCCGAACACCTCCCTTGCAATACTTTGAATATCGTTACAAACGGTCTGTACCGCTCTGTACATCGGCATGGTTGCCGGAGTACCACGAGTGAGCTTCAATTCACCATCCTCGTAATAACCCCATGCTTTCTTTTTACCATTACCTTTACCAAAGCTACCGATTGTGAAACCCATCTCCGCACCATTAGGGTGAGGGGAACTGCCGGGCGAGCTATTGTGATACACACCAGCACCAAACTCGACCCACACTGCGTCTTCGCCACTCGCAACAACGACTGAAAGATTTGCTCGATTATCAACCGATACTTTCACATCTGCGAATTTCGGCTCTTCCTTAATTAAATCGTCAACGACCGCCCCGTTGAACCCGGATTGTGCTTCCTCAGCTAATCGGTCTGCGACTTTCTCTCGGAGGAGTTCGACTTTTCGTGTGAACTCTGCTTTATAATGTGCCAGCTCACGAATTGCTCTGTCAAGGTTCTGTTCGGATAATCCGATTGTGATTTTCTTCTTACCCACTGACAGCCACCTTGCTTATTGCAATAGACACGCTGTTCAAACTCTTTGCGACCTTCTTCACGATGTAATCATAGGGGGTAATAACCTTCCCGGATTCATCAAGGGCTAAAGCCCCAGTATTGTCGAGTAGTGGAACTGTGTCTACCCATAAAACAGAATAAATGTCGAGTGAAGGAGATTCGTTATCCATAACAATTACCTTGTCGTAGGATTCGTTATCTCCAAACATTCTTGTGGTAGCTTCTCCCTGTGCGGCAGAAACATTGGCAAAGAACTCAATCGGATTTCCATGTAGAACTTCGTACTCCCCTGTTACATTACCGTATTCGTCTGTAATAGGAACTCGATTCTCATAGAGAGCGTAGAAGAATTTCACCCTGTTTCTACCCATGCACTTCATCGTATCACCCCGCAATATGGAGTAACCGATTTTAGCATTGAAGACGGTACATCGGCATTTTCATACTGCCTACTGATACCATTTTCAGTGTGAGTGGTCTGCCCCTCCGCGCCACGCTTGTTCCACAGATATGCCGCTATCTCACATTGGAGAGTGTCATACTGTACAGGAACAACTACCACGGCTGGGTCATAGGGATATGCGCGGCTCAAAATTTTTCTCGCAGCGAGAGTGAGGAACACAGCCAGAGCCGCATCATCGGTAGTGTCAGTGATACCCACCAGCACTTTAAGCATAGCCAGCTTTTCGGTATCGGTCATAGCCGTATTCCTCCTTTCGTCACATTACCTTAGATGGAAGTCGCAATCGCTACATTGCCGCTTGCACGAATCTTGCTATCGGCATCGATGTAGATAACTTGAAATACCTTAGCATTGACTGCCGCATACTGCGCACCTGGTTCGTAAGCCGTACCAAATGTGGCAGAAACAGTACTATACGCATCGCCAACCGCAACAGAAGTAGCAGAAGCAAGACCAGTCGCACAGTAGGCCTTCCACCCATATGGTAGATTGGTCGGGAAACCATCAACGCTGAAAGAAGCCTTTGCGTTTGCAATATTGGCATCCTGAGTAACGGTAAGAGCAGTAAGAGTTGCCGCACCCATCTTCACAACCTTAGAAGCATCATACAGATAAGCAGCATAATGCTTGTCGGCTGTAAAGGTAGTAGACTTGTTCACGATGTTACGGTCACTCTCAACAAGAGTGCCGCGCTTCATAAACAAAGCAACTGCCCCCGGCTTAACGATGTACGCAACATTGTTAGTCGCAATCTTGTTGGTGACTACGACAACACAGCCGTAAATCATACCGACCGCACCTGCAATCATCATATTAGCGGCAACCTCAGACGCGGGTAGCCAATCCACAGAAGCGCGGATTGCGGCGTAAGAAGCGGGGCTGACGAATAGGTACTTATCACCCTCGTAGTCCTCACCCAGCTTAATAAGAGCAAGATTGACCTCTGCCGGAGTGACTGTCACAACAGGATGGATATATGTTGCGTTGGCGAGAGCCGCCAGAACATCATTATCCACCTTGCTTGCGATAGAAACGGTAAGCTGTTTACCAATCTCACCAACGGGGTCACCGTAGCCGGACAGAGCCGCTTCATCGGAGATAGTTGCACCCTTACCGATTTTCTTTACCTTTACCGCCTGTGTAGAAGCGGTTAGTTCGGAAACGGAAATGTTTGCGAGTTCCGCAACATCGGCAGCATCGCCAATATATGCGTACTGAGGGAGCGTGACGGTATCGCCTGCTCGACCTACTAGAGTATTGTCCACCTTACAGAGCGGGGTGAACTTCATTTCATTGACCAGCTTTCGCTCAATCATATCCGCAAGAACCTGCGGATTGATAATACTGGACAGAATAGTTTCGTTAGCCATTATTCAAGACCTCCTGTAAATTCGTTATATAGTTCGGGCTGTTCGTTGAACACTTTAAGCCGTTCGGTGTAGCCCATAGCATCGAACTGCTCCTGTGTAATTCCTTTACCACCGTCTCCACCGGGGGCGGGCTTAGGGGTTTCTCTCAGAACATCGGCACGGATTTTCTTTTCTAGATTTTCCATGTGCTTTTTCTGATTGGTAAACACCTTTTCGAGTTCACCGTTCGCCATAGCTTCAGCGGTTTCATCTGCCAGCTTATCGTCATAGCCGATACCCAACAGCTTTGCCTTATTCTCTGATACCGTGACCTTTTGCAGAAGCGCATTGTAGTCACTCTGCAACTTCTCCCTATCTTCGGCATCTTTCAGCTTCGCCACTTCGTCCTCAGTCAGCTTTGTTCTGAGTTGCTTTTTCAGTTCAGCCGCTTCGGAGTTGCTCTTTGAAACAGCCGCTTTCAGCCTTTCGATTTCGGTGTTGTCGGTAGGAAGTTCGACAGCGGCAAGAGCCGTTTCGATTTCCGTAAGTGTCATACCCTCTTTGTAGGTATCACCCAACAGTGCTTTAATGTCCATTTGAAATCCTCCTGCGTTTTATAGACTTCCCTGTCTTTGTTTTCCGTTTTTAGGTCTTGTCTTGACCTTGCGTTTATTTACCCTTAGTTCCCTCTAAGCTATCTTAAACGGACAAACCGCTTAAAATCATTCGTTACCATTCGCGGGTGGATTGGTCTGAGCCAGTTGTGCCGCCTGTTCCATCTGCTCATCGTAATATGTTTTACTGATGGTATAAGCATTTTCTGCATCAACGAAAAGACCGCAATGCTTAAACGCCAACAGGGGATGTATTTTCGGCTGTTGGAGCATCGACACAAGCACTTGGCTCTTGCTCTGAATGTTCTCATAATTTCTACGAGAGAACTGCATACCCACATCTTTGACACGGATATTCACAGAACCCATATCACGACAAATGCGGAGAACCAGTTTGAGCATTTCCTGTTCGGACTTTTTGAACATAAGTTCGCTGTCCTTTGCTCTCGCTTCGGCAAGTGACCAACCATCTCGTAAGAGAACCGCTGAGCCTGTGTCACTGGTAGAAGAGCCTCCGTTACGGTTAGGCATACCGCAAATTGTAAGCACGGTCTGGTACATATAATCGACCATTGTTTGTGTCTGGTCTTGATTAAGTTCGTTAGATACAATACCCACATCAGCCTGTGCGCCATCAGTAGACTTGACCTTGATAGCACCCATTTCTTTCAGTTCAGAAAAATCTTCCGCGCTGATGTCGCAGTTTACGAACTTGATAAAAGCCTGTATGAACTGCTCCATACCGTCAAGACGGTTGCTTGCAACACTGTTGATAGAGTCCAATAGGGGCAGAACAATTTCAAACGAGCCAAGCCGTGCGTTATTTGCGGGGTACTCAAAAATGGGTACAACACCGAGTGCATGGGGCTTACTCTCAATAACCTTTGTGTCCTTAACTTTCCAAAAGTGGTTTTTGGAATAAATAGAGAAAGTATGAATACCCATCTCGTCTGTGCTGTACTTAACACCGAAAATCGCTTTATTGCCGATGTCGTTTGCATACACCACAAAACTCTCACGAGGGTCGAGCGTGTACATCTCGAATGGTGCATCGTCCAAGTCAATCGGCTCATCGGGAAGAACCAGTCTGAACGCAGTACCACAAATCATCTGCCACTCGACAATCTCTTTGTCTTGAGTGGCTTTGTTCTCACTGTACATCAACTCATTCAGCCGGGATATTGACATTGTAACGGTATCATCGCCTCTACGCCCGACATACTGAATGGGTTCACCACACAGATAGCCAACTTTGAATGAAACAATCTCATTCGCTCTATTTTCCACAATGCGATTGCAGATTTCGGGGCGAACCTGTTTTGTGCGTCCCAGAACGGGCTGTTTGCCACGGTAATAGTCCCACAAGTAGATGATTTCGCTACGATTTAGACGGTGAATGTTCATCGCCTTGTCCAGTTCGGAAATGATATTTGCATCGGTGATTACCGTAGCGTCCGTTGTAATGACTTTTCTGCCGTACATCTCTTTCGCGCTCAACAATATCCCTCCCGTATTCCAAAAATAGAAAAAGTGCGTTATTGTTTGTGTAAAAACACTTGCGATAACGCACCCACATAATTATTCTATTATTACATTTACAGTATATCACATATCTTGTGGTTGTCAACAGAAAATAACACAAATTGTTGTGTTTCTTCTTGCTTTCAACTCACCTTACCAAAGGAGAGTCAACGATAATCACCAAGGGCGGCGAAAAACCTCCACTCTTGCTCCTCCCAAACTGTCAATATAATCCACCAACATTGCGATTGCGTCCGGAACATCATCGTGCTTATTCTTTCCTGCCATAGTATATCCACAAAGCATGTCCATAGCTTTGCGATACTCGTTGTGACCCTTACAATAGTTCTTGTCCTTGAAAAGAAAATGTTCTTTAACATATCCCGAAGAAACAATAATACGAGTTTCCTTGTTTACCGTTGTAAATTTAGTTGTTATTTTTGTAATGCCGCCCTTCTTCCTTACTTCATCCTGCACCTTTTGCGCAACTCTACCACCAGCGGAATTTGACTCGAACCGGGCAGAACGGACATGATGTTTTAGAAGTCTTTCAACGAGTCGGGCTTCCACGACATCGGGGTTACTATTGTCGCACACAAAATCTTCGATAAAGAATCGTTGCCCATACTGATAGACAATCGGCATTACACAAAAATCTGTTCCTCTATCTTTTGTGTCGCACACTGCAATCACAGCGTCAGGGTCTGTGTCGGGAAGTTCAAAATATCTCTGCAATTCATCCTCTTGATATAAAATTCCGTCTCGCTCAATAGGCTGATTCATATATAGAGCTTTCCAGCTCACATCGTCCATAATGTCTCTCTGCTCTTTGTAGAAGTTCGTATTGAACCCTACACCGTAGGCATAATCGAAATTCGATTCGTCATGTTCGTTCATTGCCGGTACGACAATGAATTTTGCCCTGTCGGAATCCCCATACTGATTCTCAAGCCGCCCAATAACATCGTGGACAGACCAGCGAGTAGCAATATGAAGCTCCTTACACTTGTCACCGATTTTTCGCTGTCGAAGGTCAGTGGTGTATGTCTCCCATAATTTATCGAGACGCTCCTTTGAGAGTGCAACTTCGATACCGCTTACTAAATCGTCACAGTAGAGAAGGGTAGCAGCACGATACAGACCAGCGTTACCAGTACCGATAGATGTAAATTCCAATGTCTCAAAACGCTTACGCTTTCCGAGGTCGATTCGGCAGTCCTTCGCATTGGTGTTTACCACATTTACGAGAGGAAATACATCGTGCCACAGATAGTCACCGTCTTTATCCATAATTCGCAGACATTCATCGTACACCCCTCGCACAAAGCTGTTCGAGTGAGAGCCTGTCAACATGGGTTCGTCCGGGATTCTCCCAGCGAGATAAGTTAGATAGAAAATGGCGAGAGTAGTCTTACCGCAACCTGGAGGGAGAGATACTGCAAGCAAGTCCAGCTTATCGTCCACCAAATCTTGCAGTGCTTCAACGACAGGGCGAAGGGCGGGTCTACGAGGAGGATAGAACTTCTTCTCCGGGCCTCTGTTCCACTCGATGTAGAGAACATAACTCTCAAAATCGTGAGGTGCTGCAACAAGTAGTACGGATTTATGAAGCGAGTACATCTTTCTCATTTTATCTATATCCTCGATGGTTGGTATGACTTCCTCCAACCTATCTGATAATTTTTTCAAATATTCAACAGCAAGCGGAACATCTGTTTTCATACACTCACGACAAGAATCTTTCAAGTCTTGATAAGTATTATACTCAGTACCATCAGAAACGAGAGAGTATATAGCTTGCAATAACTCACGCATGCTTTACCTCCGTTATTCGAGCGTCACCCTTTGCTGATAAGACTTTTTCTGAACTCCAACCTCTTGATAATCTTGTCATAGACCTAATTCTCCTTTTTTGGAACATAAGTAAGTTGAATGTCATAACCGAGAGCTTCTATCATGTCAACGAAAGTTTTGTTTACAAGACCGTCTTTCTTCTTGATAATGCGATTGACATACTGACCGGTCGTTCCGACTTTCACTCCGAGCTGTTCCTGTGTAATACCAGCTTCTAAACACTTCACTTTTGTTTCGATTTCAATATTATTCAGCACCATATTAATTATCCTCCTTTTGCATTTGATTACATTGTAACACACTTTAGATTATATCACAATCGGTATTAGAGAAATTTTTTCTCTTTGAACACCTTATATCATGTTGTCTTACCTGTATGGATTAAGTATATCTGAACAGTAGTGAACAGTAAGTGAACAGTAGTTAAAACATACTGTTCGCCCGCAAAGCCTTGATACATAAGGGTTTGCGGAAATTCTGAACAGATGAACAGTAAATTATCGAAAAACTAATCTCTATATATGTATATATACGTATGCAATAGTTTTAGAGGAAAATACTGTTCATCTGTTCAGAAAGTGGAAAAGACTAACGTTTTCAAGGGTTTCGGGGTGAACAGTAGTAAAAAACGTACTGTTCACTACTGTTCATACTGTTCAGATTTTGTCTCACCTGCTGGTCATTCGTCAAGTATTTTATTGTCAAGCGTCTCATTGTCGAGTGTTTTATTGAAAAGTGACCTCATGTCCTTTTTCTGGAATCATACAATCGATAGGAACAACGATTACTTTGTACCCCATAGCTCGTACCATTTCATTCATTAATGATACTGGTATGTCTTTCACATTCTTATTGTTCAATCTCTCCCAAATAGCAGCATTACTGACTTCCAATTTCCTTGCCAATTCAGCGTTTTCGATTTCTTCCTGTTTCATTATTGCTTTCATTATGTCTCTACCTCGCATGATAGATACCTCCTTTGTTTGATACATTAATTATATATGTCAAGTGTTTTATTGTCAAGTAATTTATTGTCAAGTAATTTATTGAAAAGTGCCTTTTTATTTTTTTGGGATATTTAAGCCACTCCCTACCCCCCGTGGGCGGTGTTTGTATATCCCCCTCCGGGGGAGGTATTGGAGCTTTCAAACAAGGCGAGGCGTCTTTGCATTCAATCTTGCTATCCTTTGCTTAAACCTCTACAGAGTAAACGCACCTCACCTCACCTCTACGCAAAGAAAGCCGCACTCAGTGGCGGCAAAGGGCAAAGCAAAGCTCCAGGGGAATGTACCTGGAGCGGTTGGCTTATTTATTCTGTATTAATAGCTCTGATATGAGCACGAGCGGAAAAAGTAGAATACAAAGAATTATAAACATCTGGTAACCTCCATTCCAAATTTTTCAATCTTTACCGGGTGTTCTAAATTAATAAACTGTATATC